GAGAATAGAGGATAATGGTGTTCGTACAATTGATCCTATTTATAGAGAAGATATAGATTGGGTTATTAAACGTTTAATAGAAAGATATAAACCATATATGAAAAATTTTCATGAAATAAGTGGTTCAACCCCAAACCGTATAAAACAAGTACTAGAAATTATTTCTCATTAATATTTATACTATATAAACTACTAAAATTATAAAAATGGATATTGCAAAATCAAGAGATTTCCTATTAAAAGAAAATAAAGAACAGTCATTAGATGAAATGGCTAAAATACAAGGTGCACTTAAAGATGCTATAGAAGCTGTAATAGCATCTAATCCTGATTTAAATGGATTACCTTTAAAAAAAGCAATTAGAGCTGATCAAACTGTATTAGATGCATTAGATGGTGATGATTTATATGATAATCAATTAAATAAATTTATTGCTTCTGCTAAAGGTGAAAGAACAGTTGGACCAAGAGGTAGAAAAGTAACAGATGCTTCTGCTAAACAAGATATAGCAGCTGATTTAGGTACTTCAACTCAATCTCTAAATAAACTATTATCAGAACCTAGTTTTGAAGATGAAGAAATTGGATTAGAACCAGAAATAGAAGATGAAGAAGAAATCACAGACACTTGGAATACTGGGGATGAGGAGGATGAAATTGATGATAAAGGCCCTAAAAAATCAGATATAGACACTTCAATAGAAAAAGAAGTACCAAGTGATGTTTCATCTGCAAATGCATTTAAAAATATCATTACAAAAAAAGTAGGTAAAATTGAGAATGCTGTAGATGCTGAAACTAGAACAAGAGAATTAGCAGCATTAAAACAATATATTCAAAATCCAAACGTTAAAAAAACATTAGGAGTACAAACCATCCGTGATTTAGTTTCTTCTATAATTGGGTAAATAAAAAAATAAATATGGAACAATATACTCAACCTCTTCCGGTAAATAATCCGAAAGAGGTTTGGTTTTCTAAATCAAATATCGTATCATATATAATCATATTCATTTTATTAATAATAATAGTTGGAGGGTGGTTTAAACATGATTCACAATATAAAGATTTTGAAGATCAAATTAAAAAAAGTGATATAAAATTAGATTCTTTATCTCAAAAGAATCAAGAATTAGATACTAAGACTTATTATCTTGAACAATATATAAATGGAATAGATAATAAAGTAAATAATAATAATAAAGAATTAAATAATCTTAAAAAAGAATTTAATGAAAAAGATAAAGATATTGATACCTATTCTTATGATGAGCTTTATAGGTCTATCACAAACCGTTACGGATACGACAAAAATGACGTTCCCTACCAAAACAATTAGATTAATAGCAAAAGATTTAAATAAAAAAGATTATTTAGAAAAAGAGAATTCATTATTATTAAAGAATGAATTTTTATATAAAGAAAAAATCAATTTTAAAGATTCTATTATTAAATTAAAAGATCAAAAAATTGAAAATGATAGTTTAAAATTTATTGAATATGATAAAAAATTTGAATCATCTCAAAATATAAATGAAGGTTTAAAAAAAGATATAAAAACAGAAAAAGGTAAAACATTATTTTATAAAATAACTACTGGAATAGCTGTTGCTCTTTCAATATTTATAGCGGTAAAATAATAAATTAAATTTATGTCTGATTCAAAATTATCCTATAAAGAAATGGTAATGCAGGAGTATATAAAATGCTCTCAAGATCCTGTATACTTCATGAAGAAATATTATTATATACAACATCCTCAAAGAGGTCGTATATTATTTAATCTTTATCCCTTTCAAGAAGCTATATTAAGACAATTTCAAACAGGTGATTATTATCTTATAAATAAATCAAGACAATTAGGTATATCAACTTTAATTTCTGGTTTCGGGATGTGGTTGATGTTATTTCATAAGGATAAAAATATTCTTGTATTAGCTACTACTCATGATACAGCTAAAAACTTAATTACTAAAGTACGTTTTTCATACGATTGTTTACCTTCTTGGTTAAAAGTAGCTACCTCTGAACATAATCAAAACAAACTTAAATTAAAAAATGGTTCACAGATTGTTGCTAAATCTGCCACAGAAAATGCATCAAGATCTGAAGCCGTTTCTTTACTAGTTATTGATGAAGCTGCATTTATTGAAAGAGTAGAATTAGTGTGGACTTCAGCACAACAAACATTAGCAACTGGAGGACAATGTATTGCTCTATCTTCACCTAATGGTACAGGTAATTGGTTTTATAGTACTTGGGTTAAATCTCAAAACAAAGAAAATAAATTCATTCCACTTCGTCTACCTTGGACAGTACACCCAGAAAGAGATCAAGCATGGAGAGATGAACAAGATAAATTATTAGGTAAAAGACATGCAGCTCAAGAATGTGACGCCGATTTTATTACATCAGGTGAATCTGTTATTGAAACAGAAACAATTACTTGGTATAAAGAGAATTTTGTAACACAACCAATAGAAAAAAGAGGAATTGAGGGTGCTTTATGGTTATGGGAATTTGCTGATTTATCAAGATCATATATGATAGTAGCCGATGTTGCTAGGGGAGATGGTTCTGATTATTCTGCATTTCATATTATAGATATAGAAGATGCAAAACAAGTAGGTGAATTTAAATATCAAATTTCACCAAAAGATTTTTCACATCTATTATATATAATGGCTATAGAATATAATAATGCTTTAATAGTTATTGAAAATAACTCATATGGTTGGGAAGTTTTAGGGAGAATTATAGATAGAGGATATAATAATATTTATCATTCCCCAAAAATAGATTATAATAATGGTAATTTAGAAGAATATTTATATAAATATAGTGAAGGGACAAATATGACTCCTGGGTTTGCTATGTCTCTTAAAACAAGACCACTTGTTATATCAAAATTAATTTCATATATTAATGATAAATCTATAGAGATTAAATCATCAAGAACTATAGACGAATTAAGAACATTTATATGGAAAAATGGAAAACCACAATCTCAATCTGGTCATAATGATGATTTAGTAATCTCTTTAGGAATAGCTTTGTTTCTTAGAGAAACTTCATTACATTATCAAAAAACAAGTGAAGAATTATCTCGTGCTTCATTAAACGGAATACAATCAGTAAATTATTCAGCAGGAGCTTATAGTAATAATCCATATGCTTCTAATCCATATAAAATGGATTTAGGACATGCTGGTACAGAGGATTTAAATTGGTTGTTAGGATAAATAATATAATTAATAAATAAATGGAAGAACAAAAACAAATCCAACCAGGATTTTTTTCAAAAATATCAAAATTATTCTCAACAGATGTAATTATCCATAATGTTGGAGGTAATCAATTAAAGGTAGTTGATACTGCTAGAATCCAACAATTAGGTACATTAGAAACTAATTCATTATATGATAAATTTAATAAAGTATATACAACATCAGGAAGAAATAGTTATAATAATGTAAATCAATTTCCAACTTCACGTATTCAATTATATACTGATTATGAAGCTATGGATACAGATTCGATTATAGCATCTACATTAGATATTTTATCTGATGAAGTTTCATTAAGAAATGATTTTGGTGAAGTATTACAAATAAAAAGTTCTGATGAAACAGTACAAAAAATATTATACAATTTATTTTATGATATTTTAAATATAGAATTTAATTTATGGTCTTGGACTCGTAATATGTGTAAATATGGAGATTTTTACCTTAAATTAGAAATATCAGAACAATATGGTGTTTATAATGTAATTCCTTTCTCATCATATACTATGATTAGAATGGAAGGTGAAAATCCAGAAAATCCAACAGAAGTTAAATTTAGATATGATCCAACATTTACTTCTCAACAATCTCCATTAGGTCATATGCAATTAATGAGTGGAGGAGCAGCCAAAGAAATGACATTTGAAAATTATGAAATTGCTCATTTCCGTTTAATATCAGATTATAATTATTTACCATATGGAAGATCATATTTAGAACCAGCACGTAAAATATTTAAACAACTCCAACTTATGGAGGATGCGATGCTTATACATCGTATAGTTAGAGCACCTGAAAAACGTACTTTCTTTGTTAATGTAGGTAATATTCCACCAAACGAAGTAGAACAATATATGCAGAAAACAATCAATAAAATGAAAAAAACTCCATATGTTGATCCTAAAACAGGTGATTATAATTTAAAATATAACATCCAAAACATCCTTGAAGATTTTTATATTCCTGTTCGTGGTGGAGATACTACAACTAGAATTGAATCTACAAAAGGATTAGATTATACAGCTATTGATGATATTAATTATCTTAGAGATAAATTATTCGCAGCTTTAAAAGTACCAAAAGCTTATTTTGGATATGAAAAAGATTTATCTGGTAAAAGTACATTAGCAGCAGAAGATATTAGATTTGCTCGTACAGTAGAAAGAATCCAAAGAATAATTATATCAGAATTAACAAAGATTGCATTAGTACATTTATATGCCCAAGGGTATGAAGGTGAAAGTATGACTAATTTTGAATTATCATTAACTACCCCATCAATTATATATGACCAAGAAAGAACAGCATTATTAAAAGAAAAAGCTGATTTAGCTGTAACTTTAATTGATAATAATTTATTACCAACTGATTGGGTTTATGATAATATATTCCATTTCTCAGAAAATCAATATGGTGAATATAGAGACTTAATAGCAGAAGATAAAAAACGTAAATTTAGATTATCTCAAATTGAAACAGAAGGTAATGATCCATCTGAAACAGGAGAAATCTATGGTACACCTTCAACACTACAATCATTATCAACAAAAGATAGATACCCAGGTAATAATGGAGTCCCATCAGGATATGATCCAGAATCAACCACATTACCCGATGCAATTTTAGGTAGACCAAAAGAAAAATCTTCAATATATAATACACAAGATAGTGCTCTAGGTAAAGATAGAATGGGTTCATATGGAATGAAAAAAGATAATTCCGAAGGAGATTCATTAAATCCCCCTACAAAGAAAGGAGCGCTTAAATTAGAAAATACTCATGCTGTGTATCAACAATTTAAAACTATATTCCCTTCAAGAAAAACTAAATTATTCGAATCTAGTGATTTGTTAAGTGAGGGAAATATTTTAGAAGAAACCGAACTTAATTAATATTTATAATAAATTAATATTTTAATGGGGAACATTAATCATTCAAAGTATAAAAATTCTGGTATAATATTTGAAATGTTAGTAAGACAACTTACTAATGAGGCTTTAACTAATCAAGATACTAAAGCCGTTAATATTATTAAAAAATATTTTACAAAAACAGAATTAGCTAAAGAAAATAAATTATATCAAACTATAATTCAATCGAGTAATTTAACAGAAAATCGAGCAGAGACTGTTATAAGTACTGTATCTGAACTTTCTAAAAAATTAGATAGAAAAAAATTAATTAAGGAAAAATATAATTTAATCAAGGAAATTAAAGATAATTATAATATAGATGAATTTTTCAAAACATCAATTGATAATTATAAACATTTAGCTTCTATTTATACTATTATAGAATCAAATTTTATTGATAATCCAAATCCAACATTAGTTATTAATAGTAAAGTTAATTTAATAGAATATTTAACAGAGACTAAACAACCACAGGAAACCCAAATTTATACTGAATTATCTCAAATGGAACGAGGAGATAGATTTCTTGTGTATAAGATGATGGTTGAGAATTTCAATAAAAAATATGATGGTTTAGATAAGGAGCAAAAGGAAACATTAAAAGAATATATTAATAATGCTTCTGAACCAACTAAATTAAAGAAATTCATAGATAATAAATTTACACAATTGAAATCCTCATTATTAGAAATGACTTCTAAAATTGAAGATCAAGTAACTTCT